GACTGGTTTGATTTCCCCATACCTAGTCCTTATATGCTCTATACGGCACCTGTAAAGCAAGCAGATAAAATACCTGCCGTGACGCATGTAGATGGGTCTGCGAGGTTCCAGACCATCAATGAGAAGACGAATCCAAACTACTATAGATTAGTCAAGGCATTCTATGAATTAACTGGTGTTCCTGTACTACTAAACACTAGCCTGAATGGAAATGGAGAACCAATAGTAGAAACTCCCGAAGAAGCAAATGAGTTCTTTAATAATTCTCATTTGGATATGATGGTCATAAATGGTGATGTTAAATATAAATAACTAAAAATTCTTTTGGAAAATGACAAAGTACATTAAACATTACTGGAAAAAAGTATCGGATGGTTCATGGATTACTACTGATGGTAGTGTAGTAGAAAAAAGACATCCAGAAGCAGAATATGCTGGACTTGGTGTAAAAATGTGGATGAAAGATAATGGTGGTAGTGGAATTGATGTATGTCTATCAGAGATTCCTGATTCTACTTCTGCAGCAGATATTACTGAAGGTTCTAAGAAAGCAGTTCAGGTATTAACTGAAACTCAGTACAATACAGTCAAGACTCCTTACTTTGAGGCAGCAGCTCTTTGGTCTGAATCATTACAATTAGAAGGTGATGATAAGACTGCAAAAGAAACTGCGGCTGCTGCTAAAGATACAGAAGCACAGAATGCATTAGATGCATTGTAAGCTTGACATTTAATTAAATGTCTTTTATAATATTCTCATCTTCAACGTCCTTGTATCTTTGGGATTGAAGTCACTTCCTTGTGGTGGGGGAAGTGTGTTGGTGAGAACATAAGGGGAGTTTGACTCCCCTTTTTTCTTTTATAAATTACTATGTCGGAAAAATTAACAAAAATGAATTTTGCAGTTTACACTAAAGATGGGTGCCCATATTGTGACAAAATAAAAGAAGTATTAGAGTTGACAGAAAGTAAGTTTGTGGTATATAATTTAGATCAACATTTTAACAAAGATGCATTTTATGGTGAGTTTGGAGAAGGTTCTACTTTTCCACAAGTAGTATGTGAAGGTAAAAAACTAGGAGGATGTATTGACACAATCAAATACCTCAAAGAACAAAAAATTATCAAAAACTAGTCTAAATAATGAAAATATACCTTCTAATAGAGGTATTGAGTTTATTCTTAATGGAGGTAAGAAAAAGAAAAGAAAACCATTTCACATTATATTCGATAATATTGTTTGTTTTTTTAATACAGAGATAGACATTTATTTTGAATTTTCCTTAAATCTAAGGAAGAAAAAATAATTTTAAAGGAGGTAACAAATGACCATAGAAACAATACTAGTTTTAGTGTTGCCGATATCCTTTTTATTATTTTGTGCAGGAGCACTAGGTGGTTGGATTGCACGAGACTATATGATGAACTATCAGGAAATACCACGACCTCACCCTGAGATGTTTGATGAAATGGGAAATTTAGTTCCCGATGAGGTTATAGCATTCAGATTTGAAAACAATTATGACAACGACGAAGAAGACGAAAACTGAACCAACAATAACAAGAAAGAAAAAGACGACATCTTTTGTTGTTGATAATTTACCAGCTAGACCTTTAGTATTTGAGGTATTGGATTTAGTATCCCGTTCAAGAAGTAAGGCTAAGAAGATAGAGGTTCTTAAAAAATATGATGAACAACATTTAAGAAGAGTTCTTATTTGGAATTTTGATCAATCTATACAGTCCATACTTCCAGATGGACCTGTTCCTTATGTTGGATATGATGAGCAGAATACTTATAGTGGTACTCTGAGTACTAAAATAAGTCAGGATGTTCGTACTATGCACGAGACAGGAAATTTTTCTTTAGGTGTGAGTGATCAACAAGGACATACAACTATTCGTAGAGAATCAAAGAATTTTTATAACTTTATTCGAGGTGGTAATGATGCCATGAGTAATATACGTCGTGAAACGATGTTTATTAATATTCTCACAGGTCTTCATCCATTAGAAGCAGAGATTGTTGTTCTTGCTAAGGATAAAAAGATTTCTGATAAGTATAATATTACAAGAGAAATTGTTGAGGGAGCATATCCTAATATTGTATGGGGTGATAAATCATGACTGCCGTAAAGGAACAAACAAAAAAAGAAGAGAAGAAATCTATATGGTCAAAAGAAGAGAAAGAAAAAATTAGAGTTGAATATGGATGTGATATAGTCGTTGAAGATGGATCATTTACAGATGTATCTACAAGACAAGCACCCACTGATTGTTATATCGTAAAATATTTACATGAGGATAAAGTTCACTTTGATCTTACAAGAGGTACAAAGGTAACTATTTTTGATATGTATTGGGATAAATTTAAAAATAGTTTAAAGAGTATTGATTATGGTAATGGTACTATCAAACCAAATCTCTGGGGGTACAAGGCACCACAACAGAAGAAAAAAAGAAAGGTCTAAACCAAAATCAACTTTTAATTCCAAAATATCGGGGAAAAAAATCCCAGTATTTTTTTGTCTGTAGGGTTTTTGTAACAAAAAATACAAAACTACTTGACTATATAATATACCTGTGTTAATATACTAACACATCGTTCAACCTCACTAGAGGTCGCAAGTAAGCCGACTCGGAACGGAATCGTTCATCCTATGCTTCCTTTTTTAATTGCCACTTCCTTTTCTTGTTCAGAAGCTCATGATCTTGTCGATAAGATGAGAAAATATAAAGTTGATGAACAAGTACGAACTGAAATGATTCAGATTGTGAAGGAAGAGACAGAAGGATGTTGGGACGCAAAAGCCGACTGAAGGAACGGGGCAAAAATCCCTACTACTTTGGAGTAAGCCAATGGCACAAGTCACTTATCGTGGTGTTAAGTATGACACCAACAATCGCAAGCAAGAAACCTGCAATAAGTCAGATTTGACTTATCGTGGAATTAAGTTCCAAAAAGAACTTTGCAATGCTTGATTAGCACTTGCATACGGTAAAAGAGGGTCTATTGACAGACCCTCTTTTTTTGTGTAAAATGTCTAAATACCATATAAAAATTATGGAACCACAAAGAGACAAATTAAAACTTATTGTTCGTAATTTGGAACTATTAGTAGATGCTCTTAAAGCTGAGGTATATTCAGATGTAGATGCTTATTCTACAAAAGTAGATACTTCTAGATTATCAAGATATACTGATTATGATGAAATCTTCGAGGATGATGACGGATGAGATCTAAACAAATGTTGAGAAATTTGAAACAAGCACTTAAACAGGATTATTTGTATAATACTGAAGAACTTTCTTTTATGAGAGAGCAACTTGCTATTTTAGAGGAAGAAGTGTTAAAATCTAAAAGAAAGAAACCTGAAGGATTTGGTAAAAAATGACTGTAAAACTTATAAGCATCACTCCTGATGCAGAACAGACAATGGCATATATTGCCAGAGTGTCTAATCCATCAAATCAGGATAATGAGAAGTATGCAGGACTTTTGAAGTATTGCATCAAACATAACCATTGGAGTGTTTTTGAGCAATCTTCAATGACTTTGGAAATTGAGACCACACGTGCAATTGCAGCACAAATACTAAGACATAGAAGTTTTACCTATCAAGAATTTTCACAAAGATATGCTGCTAGTACTTCTTTGGGTGAAATAAAGTTACCAGAACTTCGTAAGCAGGATTTGAAAAATCGTCAAAATTCTACTGACGATTTAGAACCTAAATTGGTAGAATCATTGAATAAACAGATGGAAACTTTATTCAGTTCCTCTTTAGCACTTTATAATCAAATGTTAGAAGATGGTGTTGCTAAGGAATGTGCCAGAATGGTATTGCCATTATGTACTCCTACTAGAATCTATATGACTGGTTCTTGTCGTTCTTGGATACATTATATTAATCTACGTTCTGCACATGGTACTCAGAAAGAGCACATGGAGATTGCAGAGGCATGTAGAAAGGTATTTACCGAACAATTCCCTGCAGTATCAGAAGCCCTTGAATGGGTCTAAATAATTTTATATGAACTTATAATCATGGCAACTTATCCCGTTATTCATAAAGAAACTGGTGAACAGAAAGAGGTAGTAATGAGTGTTACTGAATGGTCTCAGTGGTGTGATGATAATCCTGATTGGAAACGAGATTGGAGTGATCCATCAACTTGTCCTATGGCAGCAGAAGTAGGTGATTGGAGAGATAAATTACGTAAAACAAAACCTGGATGGAATGATATATTAGGTAAAGCACAAACAGCTCCTGGATCTAGAGTTAAGAAACTATAATGCCAAGAAGAAAAAAAGGTGTTGATCAACCTATTGGGGTTGGATTGACGACCAAACAAATGAAAAGAAAAAGACCATTAGGTTCTGAATATTTGGTTAATATTGAACCAATTAGTGAGAATCAAAAAAGACTTTTTAATTCATATAAAGAAGGTAAACATTTAGTTGCCTATGGGTGTGCTGGAACTGGTAAAACATTCATCACACTCTATAATGCACTTAAGGATGTATTGGATGAAAATACACCTTATGAAAAAATCTATATTGTTCGTTCTTTAGTTGCGACTCGTGAAATTGGATTCCTTCCTGGTGATTATGAAGATAAATCTGATATTTACCAAGTGCCTTATAAGCACATGGTGAAATATATGTTCCAGATGTCTTCTGATGCCGATTTTGAAATGTTATATGGAAATTTGAAGGCTCAGGATACAATTAAGTTCTGGAGTACTTCATTCTTAAGAGGAACTACATTAGATAATGCGATTGTGATTGTTGATGAATATCAGAACCTTAATTTCCATGAATTAGATTCGATTATTACTCGTATTGGAGAGAATAGTAAAATATGTTTCTGTGGTGATGCTAGACAATCTGATTTAGTAAAAACTAATGATCGTAATGGTATTGTAGACTTTATGGGCATCTTGCGTAAAATGCCATCATTTGATATAATAGAATTTGAAATAGATGATATAGTTCGTTCTGGACTTGTCAAAGAGTACATTATCGCAAAAATGGAAGCAGGTATGTAATGTTTAATCATGTTGATTTGACCCTCCCTAAACTTTCTAGGGAGACTATAGATGGAGTTCGTTATTATTCTGTTCCAAATGAAGATGAGTTACTTAAGTTAGTTTCTATTACTTCAGTAACTAGTCATTTTAATAAAGAGATTTTTATTAATTGGCGAAAGAAGGTTGGTAATGAGACAGCAGATAAAATCACGAAAGCGGCAACAACCCGTGGAACTGATATGCACACTCTTACTGAGCACTATTTGAAGAATGATGATCTTCCAGAAGTTCCACCTATTTCAGAGTTTCTCTTTAAAATTGCAAAGGGGGAACTCAATAAAATAAATAATATCCATGCTTTAGAAGGTTCCCTATATAGTAAAGAACTAGGTATTGCGGGAACAGTTGATTGTATTGCAGAATACAATAACGAATTGTCGATAATAGATTTTAAAACTTCTAAGAAACCCAAACCTAGAGAATGGGTGGAACATTATTTCGTTCAGGCAATGGCATACGGATGCATGTTGTATGAATTAACAGGAATATCCGTAAAAAAACTTGTAATTATCATGGCTTGTGAAAATGGAGAATGTGTCATCTATGAAGAATACGACAAATCAAAGTACATCAAACTTCTCGGCAAATATATTAGAAAATTTGTTGGAGATAAATTGGAACTCTATGGAACCGAATAAAGAACTAGAGGAAGCATTAGAAAAGAAATTTTTAACTCCTTCTAAATTTGCTATTGAAATTGAGAATCTTGTTTCTCAAGAAGAAATGAATTATATTGATGCTATCTGTCACTATTGCGAAATCAATGGACTTGAGGTAGACTCAATAACGAAACTAATTTCAAAACCATTAAAAGAAAGATTAAAATGGGATGCAACCCGTCTTAACTTTATGAAACCTACATCAAGGGCAAAACTACCTTTATAATGAAAGTGACTCCTTTTGAGACTTATCAAACTTATCTCTCAATGAAAAGTCATTTTACTAATCCTAAATATGACTTTTTTAAGTATGGTGGTAAGTCACGAGCTACTATGGCATCCTTTAATAAAAGAAAGGACAAGTATTGGTTCGAAAAAACTTCTAGGAAATATTCTGATGAACAGATTTTAAATTTCCTCTTAGCAAATTTTGTAACAACAGATAACCCACAAAATCTATGGATTGGAGAAATTATCAATTCTGGCGAAAGAAATTACGCCGACTGGATGAAACGCAAACAGAGTTTGACTTACTTGTTCAAAGAACAAAGCAGCGAATTACTATCCAACAACGACTTGAACGAAGTATTCAATTGCTCCAAGAACAAGCATCCCGTGGTACTAAAAAAGTATCTGGGTGGAGAGATCTCGCTAGAAACGCTTACGATACTGGAAAAAGTCTTTTCTTTCGTAAGTAAATTTGATAAGAAACTTACAGACCCAGTATGGGAAACCGTCAGTTTAAAAATTAAAAAATATATTCCCTTCATAAATATTAATGTATTCCACTATAAAAAAATCTTAAAGGAGGTTATTAATTATGGCTCTTGAAAACAGTGAAGTTCTACAGAATTTAACATTACAATTTGAACAAGTTACGGAGCAAATTGCCACATTAACTAATACTCGTACTCGATTATTAGGTGCTATTGAAGTCCTTCAACAAATTGAAAAAAGTAAAACTGAAGAAACAGAAGTTTCTGAACCTGAGGTAGTGGAAGAAAATGAGTAACTTTTTTGACTCTGAAATAGTCAGAGAAGAGTTGAATGAAATTAATGAACTTCAACAAGAAGTTTATGGTAAGATACTAAATGTAATGAATCTTACTCCTGAAGAACAAGTCGAACATATCGATAAGTTAAAATTGTTATTAGAAAAACAAAAAGTCATGTATACAAGATTATCTCTTTCAGATGATCCTGCTGCTCTTAAATTAAAAAATCAAATAGAACAATCAGTTGTAATGATGGGATTCCCTGCAGGAACTGATATAAATGTACTATTTGATGGTATGGATAAAACCATCAATGATTTAAAAAAGCATGTTGACTAATTTTTCAATCTTTGCTATAATCTAAACATCCAATTAATCCAATTAATCCGAGGTATCCAAATGTCGTTTGCTAATCTTAAAAAGCAATCAAAACTAGGCTCTCTTACACAAAAACTTGTGAAAGAAGTC